CGATTGGCAGGTCGGTAATGCTGAAAGCAAACTCCAGCCAGCGTAGTTTCTTCCAATTCAATAGTTCGGGACTATCTTTTCTGCAGTCAAAACCGCGTTGGAAGTAATCAAAGAAGCGACAGAACAAAGAATCTCTGAAGCCACCTGATATACCTATGCCCAACAACCGTTGGAATGAATGGAAGGGAACTGCCACAAACGTGTCTGAATAAGCAGCCAGCCTAAACCACTCGTCGGTAGAACGGTAAGGTCGTAGGTTGTTCCATGTTGTCCCAGAGACGTGCATGGAGCAAGGTCCTTCGGCAAGGACAGATTTGTCAACGTTAACTGTCATACCAAAGAATTTGTCGAAAAATGAAGAAGCAGCGTCAATGATGTTGTCAGCAAAGTTGCGAGCAACTAAGGCAGCTGAATCATCTCCATTCGTTTTCAAAGAACGTAAAGATCGTGAGTCGTAAATTGCGAAGCATTTCAGCAAGATCCGATTGATGATCGAGTCGACAAGGTTCGTGAAGTGAGAGCCTGATGGTACACCAACATGCTTTTTCACTACTTTGCCGTTCGGTAGTAGAAGCGGCGTGTGGATAAAGTACTCAACAATATTGTCAAATGCTTTCTCAGCACGAACGTCTACTCCGGTTCTTCCCTTCTGAACTCCAGTTTCGCGATCATAGTAATAGCCAAAACGAACGTTTTGCTTAAGGATAGAGAAAGCGTCGTAAATCAGCTGATTGCACCGAAGTGTATCGAAGGATTTAAAATCGAGTCCAACACCAAGGTCGTCCTTATCGCCATCGAGTAGGGACATAAAGCGTTGAATTCGGAATTTCGAGTCGACACCAGTGAGAAAGAGGTCTCGCTTTTCATCGTACATAGCGTCGATGAGCGGTTGAGCGAAAACAGCCTCACAAGCTGTCATGGCACCAGGATACACCCAAACAAGCCGAGTCTTCGGATCGGTAACCTCAGCCAACTGTCCTCTGACACCAACGGTGCAGGGAAGAAGGGGGCAACGATCAAGATCGTAGAGCTTTAAGTGGTGAAGGTGAAAACGACCATCCTGCAAGATATCCTTCATCGCGTCACCTTTGCGTATAAAGCGGGGGTAACCGGAAGAAGTAGATGCGACTAAATCAACATCAAGAATCCAGCGGGGTACAACAGGGGTATCAAGCTTCATCTCTGCGGTAACTTCAGCAACTGCCTGAGCATATGCGAAAGCGAAACGAGAGTCGGAGAATTTAAGAAAACGTTGAGAAACGTCATACTTCTTAAGTTTTTCCGCGAGATCGTACTCGTCACCGGGTGAGCGCGTATAGCCTTTTATCCGTTGTCGTAGGTCTTCGTCAAAATACCTCAGAGCTTGATCAACAAAAGGATCATAATTCTGAGTTTGTCTCATGACTCCACGCCGAAGCGGAAGGGTCGACAAATTTGACAAGTGTCTAGTGGGAAAGTCCCACACCGAGGAGGACTTATCGCCAAAAGTATCATCTCCATCAACAGTGAAATTCATAGTTAAGGAGGAGAAGGGTTTTTAAAGGGGTTTGATTTTAAAGTTTG